GGCGGTTTCCAGTGGCACGGACGTCTCCAACGCTTGGGAGGCTGCCCTTGTGGCCCTCCATGCTTGGTTAGAAGCCAGGGAGATGAGGAAAGACGCGGAGGGTCGGAGGCGAGACCAGATGCTTCGCCAACTTGAGCTGGCTCAACGCCAGACTAGGCCACCAACCGTGGGAGAAACGCTGATCGACTGGTTGGTCAAGTTCGAACGCTTCTCTCATGAAGTTCCTTTGTTTTCCGATGCTCTTTCCTGTGTGTCGTTAGCCTGGAGGGCCTTTGAAACAGCCCTCGCTCAGGGTGCCACCCATATTCTTGACGTGCTCCTGCGAGCCATCGCCAACAACAAAGAGCGAATCAGTGCTGCGAGACTCACTCAAGTCATCGACCTGTTTCTCGAACTGATCGAGGTTGTCGCGGTCAAATCTCGAGTCCCAGCCAAGGTGGTCTGGGCGCCGTTGTTCAAGAAATATCGCCAGCCACTGACTGAAGGCGAGCGGCTATCAATGTCCATTAAAGGAGCTTCAAACGAGATTGCGTCATACAAAGAAAACCTAGAAACCACGATCCGCATCCTCAGCGACAACCACCCGGATGAACCTCCGGAGTTATTGAGGCAGTATCTGCGGGCCACTTACCGGCCGAAAAGTGCATATGGCACGGCGGGAGAATTCAAGGATGTCCCCGAACCCCCTTCTCTCATCATTGACGAAAAACTGGAGGCTCGAGTTGCTTCATACCTGGCTAAGGGAGTCCCTCAGGGCATTGACGGGATCTGGCTGAGTGACGCCTCGGCCAATCTCGCTTCGCTTTCTAGATATGAACCGGAACCACACCCAAGCGAGCCAGGGCTAGAAGCCCTCATCTGCGAGTGCGCGGACGTTATCTACGACCGTCACCCTGAGATGTTCGTCGACCCGAAAACATCCACGCCGGAACAGGTGTGGCGTTACATTGAGAAGAGGTATTCACCAGGGATCCCGTTCATCGGGAAATACGCCTCCCGACGTGCTTTATTCAACACTGTGTGGGCTGAGGCGATCATGCCCGGTGCTAGAGTGCCTCACCACCGGTGTGTACCCTGCCCAGATCGCCCACGCTTTCACAAAAATGCAGGTTGTGGACAAGGAGAAGCTCATGAAGGGCAAACCTGTGCGCACCGTCGTCAGCCAGGACCTCTTGACGGTCTTCATCGACCAGATGCTGTTCCTAGAACGCTCCAAGCGGCCGGCCACCGTTGATGTCGGTATAGCCACTGGTAGGCCTTTGACGGAAGCCGGCATGAAAGACTTCTTTGAACAAGTGCTCGACCGACAACGTTTCATGAAGGCCGATGAAAAAGAATATGACGCCAACACATCCCCGGCAGTCTTCGCCGGACTGGTGCGCCTCAACGAAAGAGGCTTTGAAGGGCG